TCAGTTCCACGACCACCTTCTCTTCTTGGTAGCCAGAAATCTTCCATCATAGACATGAACTTACGATCATCTCTAACTTCACCAGTTTGTGCGTTATAACTTAACTTATTACGATAGCGACTCATTACCTCTTTAAGGTACTGTTCTGCTTTTACTTTTGGAAGATTACCAACATCAATATAAAATATTCTTCTTTCTGGTGCTCTTGATAATCTGTAGATAACAAGACTATCTTCAATCATTCTTAATTGATTTAAGGCCTTGATTGCTTTATGTAAGTAACCTAGACAAGTTCCTTTATTACGATCAAATAATCCAGATGTTACATAAGTGATTGAATCTTTTGCAATCTTAATATTTTTCTCACGACCAGATGACTGGGGTGACATTACACCAATTGGATAATTTGGTTTTGGTGTGTATATGTAATACTCTTCAATATCAGGATATGCTGATTGTGATTGCTCGCTTAGATTATTAATATCAATTAAACCATTTCCTCTTCTTTCATTGGCACTTTTCTTTTCCTGTCTGACATATTTCATCTTCATCGGATCAATATATCTTAGTTCCTGTATACCATCTTGAGGTCTCTTAACATCGATGACCTTCATGTAGTATAGTCTTCCGTCAACATACCAGTTTCTAAAAATCTCATGAGACTTCTTATCAAAGTCCATTATTTCTTTTAGGTGTCTAAATTCTGCTCTGATTTTATCTTTTAAACCATCACTTGCATTTACATTTGATAATTCGATTTCAATTGGAGAATCATATAGATCACTTACAATTGCTTCATTTACAACATCTTCAATCGCATTATCCGCTTCTGGATGCAATGCCATCTCACGATATCTTTTTATAAGATCGTACTCGGTCTTATATACTCCTTCTATATCTACATACTGTCCATAAAATCCAGACTGTATAAAATAGTCAACCCCGTCCTCATTATTCTGAGGTACAGGGGCGACTACTGAATCGGGTTTCTTACCTGAATCATCAATGGAGAAACCGAAAAGTTTAGGCATCGTATAACACTATTTATTTCTATTATACACTATTTATCAAATAAATCAACTTCTTAGTTGATCGCCTCTCCTCCGGCATTAGCTCCGGTTCCCTTAATTGCTTCCCACCATTGAACTTGGAATTCAACAGTAAACTCTTCAACGCTATCAACTGTCTCGTAAGATAGGTCAATTGCACTGATATTTGTTGGGAATATATCGTGGAACTTATAGGTTCTAAGTGTAGAACCGTCACGGTCTAATTGGTGAACATACGCATCTGGTTGATACAATGCTGGATCTTGTGCTCCAGTTGCATCTTCCATACTATTAATGAAGTCCATCCATTTTTCCATTGCGGAACGAATGGAGAAGTCAACATCATTAATAACTGTTACTGTCCATGTATCAAAGGTTCTGTCACCAGCAATCTTAAGTATCCTACCTCTGAAGTTAACTTCAATAGGTGTGATATTTGACGCAGGTAATAGAGCAGCCTTAACTAAGAACCTTGATTTTTCTTTTACATCATTCTCGATCGCGATTGGATCGGGGAATGCTAATTCCACCTCAAAGAGATTCGGTCTTGCACCGCCACCGGCCATCTTGCTCTTGAAGTCGGTGATCGTTCTAAGTGGTGGTCTGTTAAATTGGGTTGCCATTTTTGTTAATTACCTCTAGTTAAACAGTTCCAATAACTTCATCGAACGAGATGCCAGTTCTTGTGGCAACGAATGTAAGACCAATAAAGTTAATTGACCTTGCAGGTTTAATGAAGATGTCTGCGACAAACTCATTACTATCTATGATGGCAGCAGTGTTATTTGTTTCATCACAAACAACTCTGAAATCAAAGATACCTCGTTTAGACTGAACATCACGAAGGAATGGTTCAACAATGTTCACAAAGTTCGTTCTTGTGATTTCATCGTTAAACTCAAAGAGTTGGTCTCTAGCAGCAGCGGAAATTGCTTCTTCAATGAAGATAAACAATCTACGAACATTGATACGATCAAATGCTGATGCTTTACCGAAACCGGTTTTATCACCGAATAGGATGATTCCTGCTCCGGGTGAGAAGATCACAGGGTTGATTCTATTACCGTATAGAACATCTCTCTGTGTTTGATTAGGTGTATATGCAAGTTTAACTGCATTTAAAATTCCACCTCTCGCTGTTCCCGCTGGTGAGAACCAAGGGAAGTTGTTGATGTCATTTCTTGCACATGTTCCACCAATATCACCATTTAATGGGATATATCTGAATGTGTCAGAGAATCTATCGAACATATACTTGTATCCACTATCGAATACCGCATATGAAGATGATGTAAGTGGTGCATAGAATCCAACCACATTGCTTGTCATATCAGCAGCAGAGTTTAGTGTTCCTGTTCCGACTGCGGAGTCGTTAAGGAATGCTCCTCTGTTTGGTGAGATGAATGCTACAACATCTTTTCTTAACTCAGCAATTGAGATAAGTTTGTTTGCTAATGCTTGTGCATCTGCTTGTGGGTAGTTTGCAGAACCCATGAGTAAGAAGTCAATATCAAACTCTTCCTTGTTTTCAAACAAGTCATATCCTGCAGTAATTCCACCTAAACTTGCACTCATTGCACCTGCTGTTAAGGTAGCAGCACCGTTATAGTTCTCTCCACCTGTAAGAGTCTTTGTTAAAACTCCAGATCCAGCGAAAGAAATACCTTGTGCATCTTGATCCCATGCTACATCAGTTTGCTTAGTGAATCCACCAGCTACAAATGCAGTAGTTGTGATTCCAGATGATGCAAGTGTTGGGCCACCCATACCAAATATATTGGATGAGTTGTTGTAAATATACTTTCTCCAGTAGGATGGTGATCCAGCAGAGAACTCAGCATCTTTTGCTTTTGAAAGTCCTAAGTGCTTCTCAAGAACTGTACCAGCATTTCCTGTTACTGTTCCTTTGTCATCGATGACTACAACATGAACTTCATCAAATCTTGAACTTCTTGCTGTTGCATAAGATGATGTTCCGGGTCTTTCTGCAATTGTGTTCCAGTTGATAGTAGAGTTACTTAAAGTAATCTTCTGCTGATCAAACCAGTCTAAAGGTGTTGCTGCAGTTGTTGTACTACCGCCACCTGTGTTAGCAGACATACCGAAACTGATTACACCAGCACCGAATTTGTAAACTCCACCGGGTTGATAGTCCTTTGTAGTCTCAATACCTGCATTAGATACATGAGATACGAACTTAACACCGATTGCACTACTGTTTACTTCAGTAATGATTCCTTTAAAGTAACCATCAAGTAAAGAAGTTGTACCAGCACCGGGTAAAACTGTTCCTGAAGGAACTGCTTGAGTTACACCAGCACCAACTGTTAAGGTTGTTATACCTGCAGTTACTATCTGATCTGCTTTACCGTCAATTATGCAAACTTTAATATCGTTTGCCCAAGAACCGGGGTTTCTTGCTGCGACAACTGTATTTGATAAAGCATTGAGATCATAACCTTTGTTATTATAATCTTGTGTACTTAATATTTTTATCTCAGGCGAACCATCGTCAGTTGCATTTGCTAGGTCGCTATCGTCCGATCTCACAACACTTAAGATACCACCATATGAAAGATATGATGAAGCAGTTAACCAATATTCATAGTGCTTGTCTATGTCCAGTGGTTCACCGAATGTATCAATTAAGTCTTGTTCGTTTTCAATCGTAGTAGGTTCATTGACCGGCCCTTTTTGGAAAGGAGCAACAATACCAGCAGCCTTAGTGGTTGCGGTATCGACTCTACCAATGGTAAGGTCAACTTCTCTAACAACGAGTCCGGGAGATGCTAAATTTAGAGGCATCTTGTATTCTCCGTAATGTCCAGAATTAATCTGAAATTATTTATTAAAACCCATGTTTATAGTGGGGAAACTCTGCATGAACTACCAATCTGGGTACTCCCATCTGTTATTAATCTTCTTTTTTGATTTTTTAACTCGTATTTTGGTGCAATCCTTACATTCATAAGAATATGATGATAAGGTGGTTCGATTTCTTCTTGTCAGATAAAAATCATCCATAAGAGTTTTAACAACCCCACATGACCTACACTTCCTCTCTGTAAATAATAAATGTTCTAATTCAACCTGATCATCTAAATCCATTATTCTACTTGAATAACTCCAACTATTTCTGGAAATGTCATGACAAGATGTTTTTCAATACCCATTTTCAAAGTTTGAGCACTCATAACACATGAAGTACAAGCACCGTGTAATCTAACTTTAACTATAGCTGCTTCCTCCCCATCCTTAACACCATAATAGTCTCTAACTACTTCGTCTAAATTATATTCTATCTCTACAAACTCCAAATAACCACCATCTGCTTCAATATATGGTCGAATATCATCTAAAGATTTATTTACTACTTCTGGTTTAATCATGTTATAGAAATTGTCTGTGATCCATCCTTATTATCAGTAATTACAATTTTTTTACCCGGAAATGATTTGGCAAGTATCTTTTTTAATTTTTGATGCTTAAATATATTCTTCATTAGGAATAATCCCACATATATGATCTATCACCATATTCATCTACCTGCCAAGTATCACCCTGACCATCAGTAAAGGTAGTCTCATCTAAACCATCTTGAATAAATCCGAATGGTGCCATGTCCTGTTCAATTTGATTTCTTTGTTCCTCATATAATCTCTTTCTAATATCATTATCAGTCATTTCTTTGAAATAATCTTGTGCAACTAACCATGCAAATATAACTAAACACATTGCTAAGTCGTCATTACAACCCTCTTCTGCCTCAAATGAGTTATGTTTTTGTGAAAAAGTAGTTAATTCTGATATGATTTCATAATCCTTTACGAGTATTTTATCATCCTCAAGTAAAGTTTTGAGGTTTGAGCATCCTAATTTCTTTACAGCAGCAGTAGTTCTGACACCTAACTGTGTCTTTTTACCAGAAAATCCTGTTCCTACTACCTGGCCTGCACGACCTCTCATCGATGCCATGAGTAAATTATCATATTCAAGATCATAATGAATGATACTTGCAACCTGATCTCCGATATCATTTACCTCAACTAAAAGAAAAGCATCATTATATCCTTTTGCAACATCATAAATGACGCTAGGAAATAACATTGGTTTTATTTCGTTATTTTTATACTTAGCAACTATATTATATGGAAAATTAGTTATATCTACAACTATGAATGCTGAATAGTCATTACCTAATCCACGAGCCACATCGACTGTAATTAAATACTGGTGATTAGGTATGGGTCTTTCATGTACATCTAATCCAGCATTTTTAGTTATTGGATTCTCATATACTAAGTTTTTAAGTTTAGCAGGATTAATAAGTGTATTGACAGATCCTAAGAACTCACATTCAAACTCAACTTTAAATTGTTGCTCAGATGTGTTTGCAATTGTTTGATCTCTCCATTCTTCATCTCTTCCGGGAACTTCTGACCAATGAACTTCTGTTGGTACATATTCATTTTTACCTCTTTCTGCATCATGCCACATACGGTAGAAGTGATTCATACCGCGTGGTGTTGAAACTATTATGACTTTGGTGCTTTGGCCAGAAGAAATAGTAGGATAAACAGAGGCAAAGAAGTCGTCAGCAATGTGATTCGGGATAAAAGCGAACTCGTCGAGAAAGATGACATTATAGGAACCGCCTCGGACAGCAGATGAAGAAGTAGAGTTAGCTGATATTTTGGATCCATTTTCTAATTCCAGAGAACCTTTATTCCATGCAATAATACCCTGTTGCATCCATTTTGGCAAGTTTTCATATGCCAACTGTAATCTGCCTAATAAATCACGGGCAGTTGATGCTTTGTTTGCAAGTATTGCAATGTTTACATTATCATTAAAAACAGCATAATGCAATAAGTAAGATACACAAGTCGTTGACTTTCCAGTCTGACGAGGCATTTTACAGATATTAAATCTACTCTCGTGGAAATTTCTAATTAATTTCTCTTGGAAATCATAGAGACTAAAGGGAACTAGTCCACTATCAAGAGAAACTATCTTAATATACTTTTTTGCAAAGTAAACTGGATCTTCCTTACACCGCACAAACTCAAGTATTTGATCTTGAGTAAAGTTGATTTGGGTGTTTGCTTTTTTTAAATTAGGATTGCCAAGGTATACATTATCAGACATAATTTAGTTAGCAGTTCCAGGCTCGTAATGATTTATTAATTCTTGAATCAGGATCTCTGGCAGTCTTTGCACTTGTGAGTTTCTTTTTCATACCTTTCATTCTAGCACAGAAAGATGCTCTTCTCTTATTACCAACTTTTTTACTCGGTGCTTTTAAGTCAGATCCGGGATTTTCCTTCTCATATGACTTACGACCTTTTTCATTTAGTCCACCTGAAGCGGACTTACCGGACTTTTTTGTCCATGCTGCTCCCTCACCAACTAATTTTGGCCCACCTGCTTTCTTCTCTGCTGCTGCCTTCTCATTAGGATTATCATTGTTTATTGCAAGATTACGCATCTTTGATTTTTTCTGTGCTGCCTTATGTGCTACCTTGTCTATCTCAAAACTTTCAAAATTTATATCATCTCTCCAATCAGATATGGACTCACCAATTTTTTTCTTTACACAGTTTGGGT